TTACTGCAGATGATAAGTCACAGCCAAGGAATAAAGAATCTACTCCAACCAGGTAGCCATTTGTAAAATCTTGAGGGGCTATATCAAAATGCTGTGTAACAAATCCTGTTGTAAAATCGGCTGCTGCTGAACCATCTTCAGAAGTTTGAGCGTTGTATGCTCGTAATGAACCAGATGCAATTAGGGATTTATCAGTTGCATATACCATTTCTGTTTGAGATTGTGTAGTTAATTGGTGCAACATAGCAAATGCTGAACCGTCACTTATTGTTTGAATGATACTTGCTTTGCCTGCGACTTGTATTGAAATGTTGTGTATTCTTAGTAAAGTAGACTTTGCCACTCCTAAATTCACAAAGGAACCCAAATCTATTTCCTCTTGTGTATATGTTGTTCCGTTCGTTGATACTTTGCCTCTGATAAAAAATGAATCACTTTTAGCCATGCACTTCGGAAAGTGGTAAGGTTTATGAATATTTTTACCGGATTTCGGTAACTACCGACCTATCTTTTCGCCGTAGGCGTCCGGTGACTATATATTTTCTAGCGGTTTCCGCTTATCATTAGTGGACACTCTACCGACTGTTGGTGAATGATAAGCGGTATTCACTAGGTGTTTTAATGGTGATGCCTTTTTTTTTATCCGAATATATTATATATATACATCCTTTCGGGTTAAATACATGACTAATATGATATATAGATGCCCGAAATGTAATGAGATAGTATATAGATACAAGAAAAACGAACCAATAAGCGACTTATTGAAGGGATGTAACATAGCATTGCATATGATTACATGCGACAGAGACGCTTTTGATGCACATATTCAGGAGATGTTTTAGATGAGAGCTACAATATCAGCAACATTAACACAGGAAGCATACAAAGTATACAAAGAATGGAGTAGGGAACGCAAAGCAAGCGATGAAATAAGTCGTGCTATGACTGAAAGTTTTGGTCGGGAGAACCTTCTAATTGCCGTAACTAAGCAAAGAAACATCTATCGAGCAAGAAGTGGGGCTTTGAATAGATTATATGAAGAAATAGATGCAGGAATCCATCAAGATATTGAAAATATTCAAAGACAAATTAAGTATATATTTGAAAAGCATCCATTTGATGGAGAAGAACAGAAAACTCTGGAGGAATTTTGATGTTTCCCGAGGATTGGGCAGATGAAACAGCCATGCAAAATTATAATTATGATTTAGGATATTATGAAGGAGTAAGAAATATTTTACAAATGGTCATAAAAAATTTACAAGGTAAAGAACCAGAGAGAAAAAAAGTACAAAATTTATTGTATGAAATAAATATTGAACTAGAAGATGCAATTAAAATGCAAAAAATGTCCGAAGATATATTTTTTAATGGTGAACAACGCTATTAAACAGTATTATTCATCCATAGCGCACTAAGAACAGCAACTAATCCTAACATGACCTTCCAAATAGGGTGTTTTGGGTCTGCTAATGTTTTTTCTACATCATCATTCATGATTATCTACTCTTGTGCCCTATCTCTTGCCATAGATAAAGCACCTTGCCAATCAGTTATTGAATACTTATCCATTATAATCATGTAATTGATAGGAACTGAAGTAGTTCCTTGTGTAGCTGCATACACATATAAGTCTTCAACAATTAAATTATCTGGATCTATTATTGATGATGACATTTTGAATGTGTCTTGATGACCTTCGCCACCTGCCCAGGCAATTTGATTATCGTCATCAGCACGAAAGAAACTTTCTGATGCAGTTGAACCGATTGCATTCTTTGACAATTTACCAGCAACATCATTATTCGAGACTGTGCTTAAATCTGCTCCCCATATGTAGAACTCTCTAACTCTATATGCTGTTTTGAAAGAACCGTCAAATAAAGGAATCTTTTGAGGCTTACCTGCGTCAGTTTCATCTTCTGTTACAATCCCTCTTGCTGTATAACTTCCTATTTTCTTCATTTCTTCTTCTTCCTCCCTGCAGGTGTCTTTTTGAAGGCGGCAGACATAGCCTTGAAATTTACTTGTCCTTTCTTTTTGCCTGATTTGTATTTGTATTTGTTAGATTTTGCTTTAACAAACTTTTGCCATCCGTTTAAAGCACGCTTAGATTCAACTTTAGTTTGCCTCTCTGCTGCTCTCTGGATTCTTAATCCACCAGAACCTAGGCCAACTCCACCTTTAGCAAGACCTTCGGCAATATCTGTTTGAACGCCTTTTTCTTCTAACATCTTCTGAATGATAGAAGCAAGAGCGGTTTCTGCCTTTGTTGCTCTAGCCATTGCAATCACTGTTGGCTTAATGCTAGGGCTACACTGTTTGCTTGTGTTGCGTTCTCTAGTGTGCATTCCATTACATAGCATATAGACATGTCAGTTACTGCAGATGATAAGTCACAGCCAAGGAATAAAGAATCTACTCCAACCAGGTAGCCATTTGTAAAATCTTGAGGGGCTATATCAAAATGCTGTGTAACAAATCCTGTTGTAAAATCGGCTG